CATCATAGTCCCTCATTTAACGTATTTGGTGATATGAGCGTAGTTAAGAGTGGCACACTGAGCAACGTTGCGCTCCAGGATAAAACTGTAAGTGAATGAAACGTGCTGAGGGGGTTACGTCAGCTGGAAAAATAGCTGCAGAGTATTGCTGCTAAGGGGCGGATTTTGAAATGGCGAATGCAGGGTTTTGGCTGAGTTATTGTTTGGATGGGTGGGGGAGTCGTATGGGGGATAGGTAGGGAAGAAAATGAAAAGTGCTGTACGGTAAGCCTGGGTTGGTAAGCAGCAGCTGCAAAACCCTTTGGGGATTATGTTGTGGTGGCTTTAAAGGCTACTGCGCTGGCGGAGTCTGAATTTTAACTACAACTGCTTATTTTTAAAGTTTTTTTATGAATTCAACTTTGATTGATATACCTAAGCGTATACCAATACCGTTTCGTCTGTGGTTTTCAATAGGTTAATAGGTAGTGGTCAGGGTTGGACAGTCCCACTGGTTACCGTTCGCTATGGAAGGTTAAAAATTAACAAAGATGGTGATGTGACGCCTTGGTATGAAAGAGTAATTATTAGACGAGATTTGCTAACGTTTCCAAAAAAAAGATTTTACGGAGAAGTGTTCACCCTGTTCACCCTTTCAATTTTTATTATTAAAATCAATATCTTAATGTGTGATTACTTGAGTGGACACTATTCTCTACTCTTCACCCAAGGTGAACACCCTTTACTTTCAAGCGTAAAAAAGGCCGAGACTGAATGAATTTTTTTATAGAGCATGTGTATCGTGAAGTGGCAGCAGGTCCGCTTTACCGCCTTCGCTCAGCCCCAAGAGGGGCGGGATACTGCTTCCTGTGCTTCAGCAAGTAAATCTTGTGCTCCTTAGCCTTAGTAATACAACTTGGTTGAACACGGTTAGGATGGCCTTTAAAAAAGTAAGAACTTAGCTACGGTCGCCGAGGCATCTCAGGGTGTGGTTAAACGTCATATCCCTAACCGGTGAATCAGACAAAGACGTCGATCTTTCGTGGTCATTATCTATACCGAAAGGCGGCGGTAAGTGAGAAGCGCACCTGCTGGTCATCCCTTATGCAAAGCTTATAAAGTCATAGCCAAGAAACTAAAAGCGCTCTTCTTTAAGTAATGAATCGCATGTCATGAGCATTTATGTAGAAAGCTTCAATCACAGGGCAAAAAAATTTTATAGATTATATGATAATTGTTAAGTATTTCTTACTATTTAGTTGATGTTTTCTTGGGTTTAGTTAAAATCTGAATTGCTAGATTATAGCAATAATTTTATATGCACATAAAAACACATAGCAAAAGGAGTATTTGTGAAACCATCGCCAAATGAACTTAAAGATGAAATGGATAAAGTTAGAGACAATAAATTCAATAAATATGTTAAGAGAGTGACATTAAGAAAAGTAAGAGGTTTTAGTGAGGAGGTGATAGATTTCAAAACTCCAGTTACAGCGTTGATAGGCACTAATGGGGGAGGGAAATCTACAATTCTAGGAGCGTTGGCCTTAGCCTATAAAACAGTCAAGCCTGGTAAGTTCTTCCCAAAATCATTCTTTGGTGACGAATCAATGAGTGAGTGGGAGATTGAAATGGAAATCACTGATAAAAAAACTGCTTCAGATAGAAATATAACAAGAACCGCAAAGTTCAAACAATCAAAATGGAGAAGGGATAGTTTTCCTGAAAGGGACGTTGTATATATAGAAATTCAGAGAACAGTGCCAGCGGGGGAACTTTCTAAATTTAAACAATTTCTGGCGGGAAATCGAGATGATTTTGAAGAGTTATCCTTAAATGCTGATACTATTAAATATGCAACCGCCGTTCTTGATAAAGATATCGCAAATTACAAAGCGATTATAAAACGTTCTGATCAATCCACTAAAATGTATGTAGGTGTAGCTAATGGTGCTATTAGTTATTCCCAGTTTCATTTTGGAGCGGGCGAGGCATCTGTGATTGAAACGATTGACCGTATTGAGAATTCAATAGATAATTCATTAGTTTTGATTGAAGAGCTTGAGAACGGATTGCACCCAGTTGCGGTTCGTCTTTTTGTGCATTATTTACAAAATGTATCTAAAAGGAAAAAACTTCAGATTGTCTTCACAACTCATTCTCAAGATGCTGTTAATGAACTTTCACCAGAAGCAGTATGGGCTTCGATTAACAAAAAAGCTTGGAATGGAAAGCTTAGTATTGAGAGCTTAAGAGCAATAACGGGTCAAGTGATTAATTCTAAAGTTATTTATGTTGAAGATAGTTTTGCTAAAGAATGGGTGGAAAATGCAATTGGTCGTTATGCTTCCGATATTGCATCAGTCGTTAAGGTTTATACGGCTGGAGGTTATCCAAATGTTGTTAAAGTTAGCCACTTCCATAATCAGAACCCTACAATAGCCAGCCCCTCAATAGCGTTAATTGATGGTGATATAAAAGGGCGTCCGGGTGTCGACGAATTGCCAAAAAATGCGAAATTTTTAGGAGATACTTATCCAGACTCGATTGTTTTTAATTACATAACTAACAATAAAGATAACATCGTATCAGTACTAAGGCAAAGGTGCCTATTAACAAGATTTTCAGTTGATAGGATAAGCCAAGAAATAGATAGTGTTGTCAATTCTGCATGCGATCATCATTTATACTTTTCCAGTTTAAGCAATAAACTTGATTTTACTTCTGAAATATTTATTCGTGCAGGTATGATTGATATTTTTAATGAGGAGAATGCGTGTTTCTGGGATGATATAATTACTTTCATTAGAACAGGCCTTGAAGAGTGACTGAGGGGGGTAATTAAAGCATCTTGTAGTGCTATTTTCTTAAATGGTGTTATTTTTAAAAGAATATAATACGGGGGCGGAGTGCTCCCTGTTTTATGGTTTCAATAATCAATAATCAATAATCAATAATCAATAATTAAGAGAAAGCATTGGGGAGCTATGAACCACTTACTGCTAAGTAAAAAACTAGTGAGCGACATCCCCCTACGCCATAAAGTTAACTAGAAAAATGAAATATTTTAGGGCAGTGGTAGGGTGTAGTAGCTCCAGATTTATGCTGGTATTAGTTCAATGATAAACGCTCCCTGAGCAGATGAAACGCAAAAGCGAAATCTGATTTTATTTCATTTGGCACCTTCGGTCAGATGCAAAAAAAAACCGGGCTAGGCCGGTTTTTTGTTTATTGGATTACTTATGCATCGCAGCGTGGCAGCCAGTCGGCCTCGCAGTCCTCGCTAAGTTCCAGGCTGGTCTGGATACCATTCTTTGTCTTGCGCTTCAGCAATTCTATCTCGTACTCCTTCAGCGTCTGCGGCACCGCCTGGCCGAACGCGGTCAAGCTCATGGGATGCTGATGGCCTCTGGCCTCCATAAACGACAGGTAGGCGTGATAGAGGTAACGGCGCGGGTTCATGGGCCGGATATTCGCGTTGCCGATAAACAGGCCGGTCGGCGTGCTCAGCGGCGTCAGGTAGCCACAGAAGTCGACCAGCGGATCGGCGCTGCGCTTGATTTCCAGCGCTTCCTCTGACGACTGCTGCGCCTGCAAAAGCTCGCGGGCTTCGTCCGGCTTCTGGAAACGCTGCATCAGATAGCGCACGATAACCGCCAGCTCACCGCCAATCTTTTCCAGCAGCTGCGGGTCGCGCTCGTTTGCCGGTATCACATCCGGAAACGGCAGGATCACCCGGCGACGGGACACGCCGCCGCTGCGGTCGCTGAAGCGCATCGGGTTGTTGTTTACCGCAAGTATCACCGCCGGGATGTGCGTTGAGTAGGCGTCGCGGTACTTCGGATCAATTGCCACGGCGTCGCCGCCGGTAATCGCCTTGATGCCCGCACCGTCGCCGCTCCATTTTTCCTGGTCCGGCAGAATAATCAGCGAATAGCCGACCACGCTGGCACGTTCGCGGGACGACTCCAGCGTGTCGATAGTCGCCGCCGTGGTGTTGTCTTCCCCGGCCAGCAGGCGGGCAATCGAGGCCATCACACTTTTCCCGCTGCCGCCGGGGCCGGTGACCTCAAGGAACAGCTGCCAGTCATAGCGATTTGCCAGCACCATGAATAACGCCGCGAGGATACGCTCCTGCTTCGTCTCATTACGTCCGGCCGCCCGCGTCAGCCACTGCCAGAAGTTTGGAGCATCGTCGGCCAGATTCTCGCCCGCTTTTGGTGTGGTGTAGTCGACGCTGTTGATGGTTCTGAGCCAGTGCTCTTTTTTATGCGGCCCAAAGGTGCCGGTCGCAGTATCGAATACGCCGTTACGAAAGCCAATCAGCCGCCGGGCCGGTGCGCCCATCTGCGGCACCATCAGCTTGAGCGTGTCCACGATTCCGCCGATACCGGTTGCCGAGAACGGCGCGCGCACCTTCTGAAACAGCGCGGCGATTTCGCGGCTGAGCACGCGGTACGGCAGTACCTGCCACGCGCCGCCCTCATAGCGGCACAGGTCTTCACCCACGACCGGCACGGCCAGCGTGTTGAGGTAGTGCGCGGCCAGCAGTTCGGCCTTCTGGCTGGCGCTCATGGCCTTAAGGTCGGCCTCACTCACCGATTCAAACGGGCTGAGCGCTTTCGGCTGGGTGAAGGCGGCCAGCATTGCCTGAGTGGCGACTTCGCCCTGCGCCTGAAAGACGTCGTTCCAGTCGCCGGTGACGGGCGGTAGCGCGGGCTTGCCGTTGCTGCGCTTCGCGGCCGCTTCAGCGCGTAACTGGCCGGTGCCGTTCTCGTCATTATCAGCGGCAATCAGTATCATCGCCTCCGGGTATCCGGCGTGCAAGCGTTCTGCCAGCGCGGGCAGGTTGTTGGCGCTTAATGCCACAACAACCGCCTGCCCGGTAAGGCGGTGCACGGTCAGGCCGGTGGCGTAGCCTTCGGTCAGCCAGAGCGTGTCGCCGGGTTCGCCCAGGCGGTGGAACGCCTCCTTCACCTGACCGCCCGCCAGCGTGCGCTTCACGCCGTCAGCGTTAATCAGCTGGGCATTGACCGTTTCGCCGGTAAAACCGGTCAGCGGCACGAGCAGGTCGCCGGGCTGGTACGTGGTGTCGCTGATACGTTTGGTCGTGGTCAGCATCAGGGCGCTGACGTCAGCCAGCCCCTTGCCGGTCAGGTAGGCATTACCTGTGTGCGCTTTCGCACCGGCAATAAGCCGGGCGGCTTCCTGTGCGGCGTTAAGGCGCGCCTGCGCCTTCTCTTCGTCGGTTTTCTCCGTGGACGTCTGAACCAGCTTAACCGGCAGGGTGCCAATCAGGTCAGCCACCCGGCAGGCGGCCTCCCTGGTGTTGACGTCCAGCGCCTTTTCAACCAGCGCCAGCCCGTCGCCCCCACCACACCGGTTGCAGAACCACGTCCCGCGCCCGGCCTGATTGTCAAAGCGGAAGCGGTCTTTACCGCCGCAGACGGGGCACGGCGAGTGCTGACCGGCGGCGTTAATGCTGATGCCCAGTGCAGGCAGCAGCTGAGGCCAGTGACCGGCGGCTGCGCTTACGGTGTCGGTGACGATATGTTTCATGCGGCCTCCTTAATGCAGCGTGGCTTTTGAGGCGGCCAGGCGGCCGCACAGCAATTCGTCCATCATGGTTTCACCCATGCGCGTCAGCTGCGGCGCGGCGACCAGCACGTCGGGCTGTACCATTTCGCTGAGCATGGTGCAGGCCATGTCCATGCCGTTTTCCGGGCCGTACTTTCGTACGTAATAGCCTTCCAGCTCCAGCGCGATGGTCATCTGTACCTCGTCCAGCGAGGCGGACACGTTCAGGCCGTGATGTTCGCAGGCAGAAAGGTAGCCCTGGGCCACGGCGCGACGATAAACGGCGGTGCGCACCTCAACGGGCAGACAGGACTGATTATTAAAATTATTAGTTGTCACGGGAGACCTCCATATCGGTGAGCATGACGGATTCACAGGTGCTGACCACTTTACCCAGCTGGTCGGTAAGCAGCGCCACCACGGACGCCAGCGCGTTACCGTCGGGGCCGTTCTTACGGTTGCCGGAGCATTCGATAACGTCCAGCATGTCGAGCACGGTCACGCCCACGCTGTGGGCATGCTGAAGACGCAGAAAATCGGCGTGCGGAATGGGGTAGCTGTCGTGGTTGTTGAGTCGGGCGGACAGGGTATTCATGCGGCCACCTCACAAAGCGGCAGGCGACCGGCAAAGGACAGTACGTAATCGCAGGCCAGCAGGCGGCGGGCGGCAGATTCGGTTTCGGCGATGGTGCGCAGTATGCAGGGACGGGCAGCGGTGTCGGCACGGCGCACGGCGGAAAAAAGAAAGGTGAACTGCATGCATGCAGAAATGAGGGTTGCGGCCATAATGGCAGACTCCTTTGTTAGCTTGTAAAAGCTACCACCGGAGTTCCTACACTCATGGGTGGCAGCCCGGACGGGGGTAGGAATACCGGCAACAAAGGAAACCGGCCAGCCCGAAGGCTGCCCCGCCCGGGCCACCATTTTTCTGACGGCACAACGGCATAAGAACCGCTGCCCGATAAATGGGCGCACTGAGGCTACGACGTAAAAAAACACGCATGGCGCGTGTCGTGTCGCCTTTGTTTTGCTCGGGTTCCTACGCCCGGCTGCCGATTTTGCGGCAGCGGGAAAACAGTACACCGGCGGCTCGCCAGAAAAAAGCCTTTTTTCACACATCGGGCCTTTTTCCTCAGCAATCGGTCAGGACGTGATCGGATTGCGGCGGATTTGATCGGAAGTTCTCGCTTTGCTCACCCTTACACCCCTTTGCAGGCTTCGGCTTTTCGGTGAGCACGGAAATATGGCCGTGGCGGCTGCTGTTAAACGCGGGCAGCGTGGCATTTTTGCCGGCGGCGGCGGAAAGCAGGCTTTCGGCCACGTACACGGCTTCTTCCTGGCTGAGCGGATAGGTCCGGGTGCCAAAGTTGAGCTTGATCATGCTGCACCTCCGGCACGCAGGGCGATGCGGGCCTGCATCCAGTCGTCAATCTCTGACGCCAGCCAGGCAACGTTCTTACCGCCGAGAGAAATCTGTGACGGAAACTGCTCACGGCAGATTAAATCGTAAATGGTGGAGCGTGACAGGCCGCAGATGCTGATAACTTCCGGCAGGCGCATAAAGCGGTCGCGGGGATACTGCAGGTCGTTTACGGACGGCGTGGCAGGGATGGAAGATGAAGCGGTTGAAAGCATGGTGTTACCTCGTGTTGTATCCGGGCGGCGCTGGCCGGTTCCGGTCGTGTTGTGCTGGTAACCCCCTATTGTGAGAATATTTTTGCCCGTGTAAACAAGCGTTTTTTTGCTGGTAAATGAACAAAGTGGTTGATTTGTAAGAGAGATAAACTGTGACAATGTTTTGGCATATCCTGGCATATTGTGGCAATTGAGGATGCCAATACCTGTTATTAAAATTTGATTTCATATTCTAAAAAGTTCTGAATCTACCTCCCTTCTATTCTTGTTTAGAGGAGTTTTAATTTCAAAATCAGGCTTGCCAGAAAAAGGCTGTTTAAAAATCGGGTGAACAGTGGTGAATACCCGGTGAACAGTTCACCCTGAAGTGTTCACCCCTTTACTGATTGTATTTATTATCTTTTTTTCAAGGGTGAAGAGTAGTGAACAGTTTTATATAAAACTAAAAGCTCAGAGGGGTTTTCCGGTGGAGAATTGGCCGTGTTTGCTCAGCGACAGGCAGACAGCAATGAAATGATTTGTCCGGTGGTGAACGACAGAATAGCGACATACTTTACAGACAGAGAGACAACGCTATGAGCACCCCGGAAAACAGTGGCACCCTGACAGCCTTTGAGCAGGCCCGTATCGAACACCTTGAGAAGATGAAAGAGTACAACGTCATCTGTGCCGACATTACCCGCTGCACGAAAGAGCGTGAAGCTGCCATTGAGGCAGGGAAGGAAGCCGAAACGAACTGGCGCACCCGCTTTCGCAGCCTGCGCGGCAACCTGACCGACGAGCTGAAGGCGGAACACAGCCAGCGCATTGCCAGTCGTGAACTGGCCGACGAGTTCACCGGCCTGATTGAAGAGCTGGAGATGGATAAGCAGGTCTCCATGCTGAATGCATGCGGCACGGGTAAGGATTATATCTACGCACACAGGCTGTTGTTTAACGAGTTTGCCGATGCGACCTGGCAATCGGCGCTGCGTAACGTCAGCCCGTCCCTGCTATGGGCCATCCGCCTGCGCCTTCAGCGTGAGAAGGTGAATCCCCGTGACGACGACCGCAGCGACGTACAGGTCGTGGCGGAGCTTATTGGCAATGCGCTGACCCGTGCGGCCGCCGCGCTGCCTGAGAAAGCGCTGACAGAAGCGCCGGTGCTGGAGAATATCGGCCTGTGGCGTCCGGCACTTACCGGCGTGGATATGGCGCTGTATGCCAGTCCGGGGAAGCGCCACAAGCTGTGGGATGCCATCCATGTACACCGCCCGTGGATAAAGGAAGGTAAAAAGAAATGATGCACTGCCCGTACTGCAAAAGCCCGGCACACGCCAAATCAAGCCGCTATATGTCCGAGCAGGTGAAAGAGCGCTATCACCAGTGCACTAACCTCGACTGCTCCTGCTCGTTCAAAACCAGCGAGAGCATTACCAAATTCATTACCGCACCGCCGCAGCCCGAAGCGGTTCCCGTAGTCACCCCGGAGCGGGTGAAAGAACGGCAAATGCTGGGGCGTTACGGTTCGTCCTTCCGCACTCTCCACTGACCACAACGGCCGCTGAAAACAGCGGTTTTTTTGTCTCCGCCTTTCGTCCTTTCAATGCCCTTTTTCTGGCCAGCCCGGTTTGTAAAGAGCAATGCATGCATAAGGTGCATGGATTTGCATGCAGAATGCGGTGCTACAGATACCCCGTCAGGCCACGACCGGCGCGGCTTCACCCGGGTCATGCAGTTGCATAAAAAACAATGCACAAAGCGGGCAGGCGAGGCGGGGGTAGCATTGCGCGCTGATGCTTGCAAAACCTCTAAGTAAGGTTGTATAAATTGGATTAGCTATCTTGATATGACAATGTTGAATGAATGGAAATTATTTCTTTAACAAAAGTACTGTTTGTAAATACCCCTCCCGATTATCAAAAGTATTGAAAATTATAAGAGCAATAATTATGTTTGATGAAAAAAATGTGCTGGCAAAACTCGAAAGTTTGACTGATGAAGAGTTTGAGTATTTAAATAAGAGAATGGATTCAGACTCTAATAAGCAGCATGCAGCATTTAAACAAGCGTATGAAAAAGGTGAGTGTTACTTATGTGGCAAATCATTCAAAACTATTAGCAAAGAAAAACCATGTCTTCATTGGCTGTTGAGGCAATGTAAGTTTAAGCCTAAAGATATTACTCTTATTTATTCTTCTTTTGGTTACACAAATATTTCTGCTTTTCTAAGATGGTGTGCAAATTCCGAAAAGCACATGGTAAACATAAATGATATGTCAAGTGAGATTAAAGCCGGAAAGGTAATATCCAATACTATCAAGTGGAAAAATATAGAATGGACTTTTGATTGTTCCGAGTCAGATTTCCGTGGTCATTCAGGAACTGCAATAGATTATCCACACTATCATTTTCAGATGAGAATTGATGGGCGCCAATTCATAAATTTTAATAGTTATCACTTACCTTTTAGCGCAGACGATCTTTTTGCTATTACGATGTCTCGGAATCATCCTGATAAGTTTTTTTATAATTTTGGCGAGCATGGCGGGGGTATGGAACTTGCCATGGATATGATTGGCGAGGATAGCCAATCAGCATTTGAGCATATGATATTGGCTGATAATGAAGATGAAGCGATATATCATATGTCGACCACTATTATTGCAGAAGAAGGGAAGACTATCTCAGGAGATTTAATAGCTGATTTGATTGAAAAATCTAAAGCAACCGGTGAGCCTTTAGGAAGTTTAGTTCATAAACATATGTCTTCAACAGCTAAGGTTAGTACTTATATATCAGCCAGCGAAAATACTCCAGAAATAGCCGCGCGGACTGAACATAAGAGAAGGTAGTCAGGTTGTTATTTATAAGGGACTGAACTTGAAGTCCCTTTGAGTTATTATGCTGTAATTCTCATGCTTCTGCCCTCTCCTAAATAAATCAAGCCAAATAATATAATTAATATGGTCGGCAGTGTTCAGTATTGAAATGCAAGTTGATCATTAAATAATTGAGTGAAATCATGAGGTGTTAGCATGGCATAAAATCAAAAAATGTTATGGTTTGATTGTGAATGCATTCATCAATAATTGAAGTTTACTTTCCGTAATAAACTATCTTTCATGCTTGCATGCTCACAGTATATACCCCACCAATTCATTATTTCAACGCGCTGATTTAAATATAAAGAACGATTGTAAGCTTTTCTAACTTCATTTTTATCGCTATGAGCTAGAGCCGCTTCGATCACGTCAGGATTCAAACCTGCTTCATTCATAGCAGTACTGGCTATCGAACGTAACCCATGCGCAACTAATGAACCTGCGTAACCGATTCGTTTTAATGCGGCATTAGCTGTTTGGCTATTCATGGGCTGTTTAGGATCATTTCTGCTTGGAAAAACATATTCACGATGTGCGCTGATAGGCTTCATCACTTCTAAAATATCTAAAGCCTGAGGTGACAAAGGGACAATGTGTTCACGCTTTGCCTTCATCCGTTCGGCTGGAATTGTCCAAAGTTTTGCATTGAGATCGATCTCTGCCCATCTAGCACCAGAAGCCTCAGAAGGACGCACGAGAGTAAGGAGCTGCCATTCAATCAAGCAACGAGTTGGAACGGATAGATTAGACATTACCAGCGAACGCATAAGCTTCGGCAATTCCTCCGGCCTTAGCGTGGGCATATTCTGCTTTTTAGGCTTTTCAAAAGCCATCCCAATCCCTGACGCAGGGTTAGCATCAATTAGCCCGGTATTAACCGCATAAATCATAATCTCGTTAATACGCTGTACCAGACGACGAACGGTTTCGAGAGCACCTCGGGCCTTAATCGGCTCCAGTGCCTCTACCAGCTTACGAGCTTTGATTTCCTGCACAGGGATCTCTCCAATGGCAGGGAAAACATCTTTCTCAAGAGAGCGCCAGATATCCTTTGCATAATCCGCCGTAACGCTGGCTTGTTTCAAAGTAAACCAGTTAGCGGCCACGGTTGAGAAAATGCTGTCTAATGCAATCCGCTGCTGTTCTGTAATCTGCTCGGCTTGTGTCTGTGGGTCTATGCCGTTAGCGAGTAAGGAAAGATAATCAGCACGCAGACGCCTGGCATCTGCCAGCGATAGGGCAGGGAAGGCACCGAGGCCCATCATGGTGCGCTGCTTTGTCGCTGGCCTTTGATAGCGGAAACGCCAAAGCTTCTTTCCTGTGGTTTTCACCACCATAAAAAGTCCGTCGCCATCATGCAGCGTCAGATCTTTATCAATGGCTTTGGAACGAAGAACTTCTGTGTTGGTGAGAGGGCGCGTAGTCCTTGCCATAAGGGGCTTTCCTGCGTGAATTGGTATACGTTATTGGCATATATCTTACCGTATACCAATATGTATACCAATTATCACCGGATTTGGTTGGATCTCTACGGACTACTACAGACATAAAAAAACCCGCGAGGCTGGTTCCAAGCGGGCTTTCAGGACTTTCCCGGACGTATCCGGTACATAATGTGGTGGAGCTGGCGGGAGTTGAACCCGCGTCCGAAATTACTACACCGTCGGTACTACATGCTTAGTCAGTCTTTACATTCGCCTGGCAGCTGCGGACAGACACGCCACTGACAGACTAGCCTG